TTGCTAATGTTTGTTGAGCTGATGCCCAAATCTCACCAATATTATCAATAAAAGCCGCCTCATCAATTAGTAGCAAAGATACTGCTTCTGATCTACCAGCATCCGAACTTGCAGAAGTTGCTTTGATTTGTGAACCATTTATAAGTCGTAAATTTAATTTATTATTTTCGGCTGCATCTACTTTAAGCCATGAAGGTAAATTTTCATACATAAATTTTACCTTAGTAACCATATTTTTTGCTGTTTCTTGCTTTGTAGCGATACAAAGAATGTTTTTATCTTTAGCAAATAACATCATCCATAAAGAATAACCTGCTGTTAAAGTTGAAATACCTAACTGTCTAGATTTTAAAATAATAGAATAAGGATTATCCCTCATTAATTTAAGAACTTTTTCCTGGAATGGATATAAATTAAATTGAATTCTACCTCTTTGTGGATGTTGAATATAACAATATTTTTTCATAAAATGTACTGGGTCTTTAGCACACTTTATGTATTCTGTCCTTATTACTTTTTTTAAATCCTCAGCCATACTAATTCAAGAGTGATACAACAATAACAACAGCTGCTATTCCAGCTCCACCCATTAGTTTAGTTTTTAGTTTCTGTTTTTTTAAATCCTTTTCTAATCTAGCTGTTAGCTCCTGAGATAAAACTAGTTGGTCATCTTTAGTCATTACAATACTCCTAATATTATCTATTTGAGTATTTAAGTTAAAAATAACACTATCTTTTAGTACTATTTTTTGTTCTAATAATTTAAATTTTTTAGATGATAATATTAATTCTTCTTTGGCTTCATCACCAGTAATTAAATCTTTAATTACTAGTTTTACTATCGGTTTTTCTAATCGAATCGAGGTACTGTCTGTATCGTTCTGTGAAAAACTGATAAAGCTCGTCATCATTAAAATTATCAACAGCTTTAACTTTCTCATTAGTTTTTATTCTTAAATTTTTAATTAAATTATCTTGATTAACTATTTCTTTATCTAAAGAATTAATTTGAACATTTAATGTATCTATTTTATGTGTTAAATTATCATTTATAGAGTGCAGTGAATCTACTTTAGCTTCTAAAGCTTCAATTTTGCTATTATAATCGTCTACGTAATCCTCTTTATTATTAAATAAAAGCCAAATAATAATACCAATTAAAACTAAAATTTTTAAAACATATATAACCCTTTCTCTTGATTCCATTATTTATTTATTGCTTTTTCAAGCTCTTTTTTTCTTTTGGTTTTTTCTTTTAACTTTTTTAATAATTCTTCTTTTTCTTCACCATCAGCTTTAGAATATTCTCTAGCTAAAGTTCTCATTTGTGATTGAACATCGGCAAGTTGATAACCTAATCTAGTTAAACTACCAGCACCTTTTTTTAAGTCCTTTTTAGATGGCTCTTTTTCCTCATCTTCCTCTATACCAGCTTCTTTTTTTAATTGAATTGTTTTTTCTAATTCTTTATTATATTCTTCCTGGTTTTTTAATTCATCATCAGTAGCTTCAGATAAAACAGAAATAATTTGTTCTCTAATAAATTTATTTAACTCAGATTTTTTCATTATAATAAGGGTTTTATTATAAATATGTTAAAGATTTGTAAACTTTAATATTTGCCCTACACGTTCATTAGTTGACCCAGATATTTTTTCAATCTTATTAGCCATATGACCATATTTTTTAATAAGAGTAGTAATTGTAAAATCAATTAAATCTCTATAATGTTCATCAGTTTCTCTTACCCCATTATCTTCCATGGGTATACCATAAGGAGAAATATAAAAAATATAATCATATTCTCTAATAAATTCTTTAGCATAACTTTCAAATATTTCTTTATCATAATGTCCAATTGATTTAGCATTCATGGTAAATGCCATAACATCAATTATAGTTCTATCTGTAATAATATTACTATTCATTAACTCAGCACATCTTTCTGCTAAAAATACCGTTTGACCTTTTAATGTTGAATCCGTATTTAATGGAATACCTAAATCACTTAAATATTTACTACGTTCTGTAGCAAAATTGTATTTTTTAAATTGTTCCGTTTCTTTTAAAGCATTAACTAATGTAGTTTTACCCACACTCATTGTACCACATAAACCTATTTTCATATTATTTATTTAATAACCAACTACTTGATTGTATTTTATCGCCTAATCCATCTATCAATGTAATACCTAATTCGTTACAAGCCAAGCTCTCTGGTATACTTTCATTGTTTTGATCTCCTCCATTAGCAAAAAATAAATCATATTCATGACCAAACTGTTTATGTATTGTTTTTAAAGATTCTACAACAGTTCTATCATTGTCTAAAGATAATATACATCTATCTACTACTGCCAATTCAGTAACTATTAAACATCTTTCATCTTCGTTTTGAAATTCTTTTGAACCTTTTAATTCCCTTTGTTTATCATTATTAACAATAACCCAAAGTTCTCCACCTAATGATTTTGCATTATGGAAATATTCAATATGTCCTTTATGAATTGGATTAAAATAACCACTTACTATAACTGCTTTTTTCTTCATTAATTTCTATAATCTGTAAGTTTACTTTTCATTGATTGGTTTTTATAATATGGTACTCCCGTTCTTTGTTTTCTTCTTTCATTCCATTCTTCTTTACTATATTTTATACCATAGATGTGGTATTCAGCTTTTCTATTATTGCCTTGAGGTATATATGCAGGTCCATCCCAATTATGTAATCTACCTTCCCAAATAACAG